TCAGTTCAGTGGCGCGTTGCTGATACTGGTGAGCAGCTTGTCCGTGCCAGCGATCTGGTGGCATGGGCGGATCACATGGAAAAACAAATGGCTCAACTTAGTGACTAACACAAACCTCAAGCCCACATGTCAACATCACTAATGACCCAACAACTCTCCCCCGCAGCGCAAGTGATGATTGCGGTGACGCACGTTTACCAGGATCACGACGGCGACCCACCGGCTCGTGCCATTACTGCCGCCGCTCTACTCGCTGTTGCTGAACAAGTAGTTGCACCAAAGTATCAATACGCAGATTGGGAAATGGCCGATCTGATTATGCAAGAAATCCAAGATATTGTTAATGAACTCGACGCCCAGTCGTTCATTTCACTAAACACCATGACCGATTACAAGCAACTGTGCGCTGAGCTGGTTGACATTTGGGACGCTACTGCCGACTTTGATTACAAAGACTTTGGTCAGGCAGTGGCAAATCTTGTCGTCCGCGCCAGCGCTTCTTTGACTGAGCCTGAACCGGAGGAGCCAACTGACAAAGAGATATTGGAGACCTTGAAAGCACAAATTGTTGCTTTCCCGCCACAACACCCAGAAGCACTGAGCCTGTCTGCCGTTGAATATGAAGTTGAGCTGGAGATTCGCAAAGCCCGCGCCGTCCTCGCCCGCTGGGGCAAGTAGTCCGATCAACTAATGACTCAACAACTTTCACCCGCCGCGCAAGCAGTGCTTTACGCCGCACACAATGCACCGAATGGACGCGACTCGCATCGCATGTCTGCTGCCGCCGCCTTGCGTGCTGCTGTAGCCCAGACGCAAAGGCATCCTGGCCACGACATATGGCAGTGCGACGCGGACGACTTACTCGCCATCGCCGACGAGCTTGAAGCCCAGTAGTCAGACCCACCAATCACCTAACCAATGACCATTCTCTGCGACTACGAAATCAAGGCACTGTGCAATGGCGGCATGGTGCGCAACTACGACGAAGGACTGGTCAATCCTGCCAGCCTTGACCTACGGCTTGGTGACACGATCATGTTGGAATCCGCCGAGGATTTAGACATGCGCCCGCTAAGCATTGCAGGTGCAACACCAGAGGACCCGTACCTGCTGCGACCTGGGCAGTTCATCCTTGCGCAGACTATTGAGGTGTTCCACATGCCGGAGCACATCGCCGGCTTGTTCTTTCTTAAATCCAGCCGCGCACGCGAAGGCTACGAAAACCTGCACGCCGGTTACGCAGATCCTGGCTGGCATGGCAGCGTGTTGACGCTGGAACTAAAGAACAGCCGCCAGCTACTGCCGCTGCCGCTGTGGCCTGGGCTCAAGATTGGTCAGATGGTGTTCTTCCACATGAGCCAGCGCCCTCTCACCAGCTATGCCGAGGTTGGCCACTACAACCAACACGGCAGCGTGATGGGCTCAGTGGCCGCCTAACTCACGCGCGGCATCTAGGTGCCACTGCTCTAGACCAGTCCGCAACGCTGCCGACGCCTCTTGCGCAAGCCAGTGGATTTGAGACCGCTGGCTTGCTTCTTGCTCGGCTATCAACAGCGCATATTCCAGCAGTCCACCCCAATCTGCTGCAGCATGTAACGCACGTAGCTGCGCAGCATTGGCAGCACCGTGGAATTGTGCTTCCATTGTATGTACTAACGGATTCTCCATGTCTGACGCTATTGGCGACTACTTGAACAGTATCGCGCGGTATCCACTACTCACACCGCAACAAGAGATACAACTTGGCCGTCGCGTCTCAAAGTGGAGAGAATTAAAGGATCTTGAAAGACCTTTAACGACACAAGAACGCCGTGAACTACGCAGCGGTGAGCGCGCGCGGCAAAAGTTTATGCAATCCAACCTGCAGCTTGTAGTGCATGTTGCACGCAAGTACAGCAGGCGCAACACGCAAACGCTTGAAATGCTGGATCTAATCCAGGAAGGCAACATCGGTCTTGCGCGCGCTGTTGAGCTGTTTGACTATACTCGCGGCTACAAGTTCAGCACCTACGCCTACTGGTGGATTCGCCAATCCATCGGGCGTGCATTGATTCAATACGATCCAATCATCAGGCTGCCTCTTGGCGTGCATGAAATGCTGATCAAGCTCAACAAGACAGCGCAGGCATTTGCGCAAGAGCACGGACGCACAGCAACCATGGCGGAGCTTGCCGCAGTGCTTGATGTGACACCTAAGGTGATATCTGACACATTGCAGCAGTCGTATCGGGTCACAAGCCTTGATAAACCTGCGCAAGATGAATCATCTAACATTCTTGATATCATTGCCGATAAAAGACAATACGACGTTGAATACGATTGGCAACTTGAAACAGTGCGCGACTATTGCGATGAGCATTTAGATGATCGCACTCGTGAAATCATCTATGCACGAAATAGTCGCAATCCAGTGCCATGGAATGACCTAGAAAAGCGCATGGGCCTGTCACGTGCGCGCATGTGCGAAATACAAAAACGTGGCATTAGCCGCCTTCGTATGCTGATAGGCAACCCGCTGGCAGGCACTCCACTTGGAGCCAACAATACAGAAAGTCGGGAACGTCTGGAGGGTCTGCCTAGCGGGAATGTGTAAAGATCACCAGCAGGAATGGCAGGCTAGGGTGTTCTATCATCAGATGCTTGAATCCAGTGCAGCACAGCAAGCTCACGATCTAGCAGATAAGAATCCTGCTGATTGAACCACTGCTGCCATTCTTCGCTGCCCTTTTTTCGATTACATGGCCTGCAAGCTGGCACAAGATTAGTCGTTACAGTGGCACCGCCTTTATGGCGCGGCTTGACGTGATCTAACGTGTCAGCTGCATCTCCGCAGTAAGCGCATTGATGCTGCCATGCATCAAAGATTTGCTGCCTGAATCTATGTTTTGCACTGCGTTTCGGGATGAGGTTTGCGCCATCAATGCAGTGATCCACGCAGTGGCTTCAATAATCCCATCGTACCTTTGGCTTGCCGCGACGCATTCCTAAATGCACAAATCCTTTAGGCGCGCCGTAGCCGAGCGAATACGGCCAGTTCTGATCACACCACTCTTGCACGTGGTTAATGTTGACCTCACGGATGTAAAAATCAACCGCACCAACGTCAGGTGCATCGTATAGGTGCTCGCTACCACTGGAACCACCTACCGCTGCATTGATGGCACGCGGGCGATAGCCACTGGTGATGACCACAGGCTTGCCGCCAAACTTGACCCGTGCACGCTCAAGGAATGCCGCTAGCTCTGCTGCCGTGTCGAGCTGATATTGATGGTCAAAGCGCCGTGCTTCTTGAAATAGCGCAAACTCACCAAGCTGCACGTGCGGCGTAATGCGAGCTGTAAATGCGCTATTGGGTGACAGCTTGGATGGATCCTGCTGCTGCTCGCCGACCCATAGCCTGCCTTCTGCGCGGCGACGACGCAGCAAACCTGCCTCTACAGCGCTGCCTGGGTTGCGATACAACTCCATTGCTGCCGGCACTGCCTGCCAATCCTTGCCGACAAGGCATTTGCTGATCGTCTCAAAACCAGTGCTGCCGTAGAAGCCAGCGCCAAGGTTGTAGGCAAAGGAGATCAACGCACATTGCTTGTTGCCTGTCATCTCATTCCAAAACGGCACGCTGTTGCGCAGTTTTGCTGCGATGCGTTCCACCTCAATCGTCAGCAACTGATCGGCATCAATCACGGTGATCTTGTCACCGCGCTGCACCTTGCGACCATCTGGATAGCGCGTGGTGCCGTAACCAATTGTTGCTACATCCCATCCATGCAGCGGATCTGGATAAGCGCTGAGATGCACGCCCTCGAACTCTTTAATGAGATTTATGGCTGGGCTATAATTATGCAGCCTGCCGCCAGCCTGCCAGGTCTTGTACCACGGCTGATCCCTGTTAAAGACTTCAGGCGCAACCTTTAATAGCTCAGCCTCTAATTCAGAGATGGCCGCCATTTGATGCGGCGTGCCGTGCTTGTAGTATTTAAACAGGTCGGATAGCTTGATCATCGCTTAACCAATGGAGTGACAACACCAGCAAGCACTTCAATAGCCCTATAAAGCTTGACCGCAAGTTTGGCGGTTTTTCTTAGTGCTTTGTTGTCTTTCGGTGTTGGCGTCAAGTTGACCACGATCAACGCGACGCCATGAATGGCAACTGCCAACGCAATGTAGTCAGCAAAGCGATCCATAGCTAACGCGCCCGCGGCTGTGCCTCTAGCTTAGATACCCTTTGCTCAACCCCATTCAGGCGCTTGAAGGTCTCCTGACGATCGGCACGGATGTCGCCATGGAGCACTTCCAGTTGCGTGGCGATGTGCTCCACTGCTGCAGTAAGCCGGATCACAGCATCACGCGCTTCATCGTTGCGTTTGCTGAAGCCCATTGCGCCCATCGCGGCAACGGAGATCGACGCCCCAGCAACAGCAGCGATCAGCTCGATCATGCAATTAGCTTAGCTACCTGCTAAGCTTGACCCCTAAACCCTTTTGAGGCGTTTAGGCGATCCGCAGTGGCAGGCTGCGGTGAGGCCGGCACCGCGTGAGGACCGGCCACCTGCCACCCTTTTACCATGGCACACCTGCAGCCTTGCTAGGGCTGCGCTGCTCGTCGATTTGAGCTTGCAGTGCAGCTTCGATCTCGCCAACCTTTTCGTCACCGCCAAGGGCTTCCTTGACCCAGCCGATCACGGTGTCCTCTTGGAGCTGGTTGTACGGAATGAGGTTGTCGGGGCGTGTAAAGCCGATGGAGCCGTAAGCACCGCCCGAGTAGGTACCGTCGTTGGCGTTAACGGTGTAGTGGGCAGTAAACACGAAGCCGTCGTCGGTTTCGCGCTCAAGGGTGTTGATACCCCACGTAAAGGTGGTGGCCATGGTAAAAACCGTGTTCAGTAGCAGGTTAGTAGGAGTGCAACCAGTTGAGTAGGCCGGTTGCCCGCCTAGCGACGTGGACTGGCCAACTTCAAACTTGAATCAAATTAGAAGTTGACTAGAGAGTA